TTCGTAGGCCGTACACTCGCCTCAACTGGTTACGCTTCAGCTATCTCCGGATCACCTCTCAACCCTTGGTACTGGATTCTCATGATCGCTATGATGGATCAAACCTCTGTTGTTGAATGCTCAGCTCAAGTACGCATCAAATACTATGTCAAGTTCTGGAAACGTTCTCTTTCCCCTGACTCCTTCGTACTAGCTAAAACTCTTTCAGGTATTCCTGAAAACCCGCCTCTCAATGTCCCTGCTCCTCGCATACACGACGCATAACTCCTCATATTTGCAAAAATATAAATTAGAAAAATTAAATAAATTAGATTAAATTAGACCTATTTTTTTGTTAGGAACTGATACTAGGGGGTTACCCTTTCTCGTCATCTCGCCCTATCCTAGGTAAGGATCCATCCAAAATCTCCCCTGTATCAAGACTCATTACGTACCACCTATCTTTACTCATTTTCTCCATGCAAGGCCAGAAATTCGCCATTGCCACCACCTTTGTTTTCTTAAACCGTTTTACCCCACTCTTGTATTTCCCGCTAAATGCAATCCCGTCTTTAAATATTTCCAACACTTGGTAATTCATTCTCTCTTCTTGTGCTCTCGTAAAATCGCCAACAATGTATTCTTCCCCATCAAATGCATATATAATATCCGCCGTTTTACCATTCCTAAAGTAATAGGCCCCCCGATTCGTACAAAGCCATTTAGCAAACCATGTCTTCCCTGCATTACCTTCTGTATCAACTATCCAAATAATTTGTCTTTCATTTTGATTCTCAAGTACTTGTAAAACGTCTTTCTGCCAATCACGTAATTCTACATCTTCAAATTCAGCGTCCAACTCTAGCTTTAATGCTTTCGCTTTCGCAATTTCGCACAATCCTTTCATATTGCTTCCCCATTTCAAATATGCTCCTGGACATTCTAATGCCATTTCATTTATATCCATCACCTCCTTGCATCTTTCACCTACTCGTGCCGAATCTGTTCTCTCTCCTTGTTTCATCAACTTCCCCCATACACGTGCATGCTTGTCCTTACCACAGTACACTTGATTCTCTTTACCTGTTCCAAGACTAATTACCATATGCACCGGCACGCCTACCTTTTTCGCAGACACCTTTCTCATCTTACCAATCGTATGTACCCTTCCTGTCTCCAAATATCCTTGTAAATGATCTCTTCCAGTTTCTGGACATTTTTCCTCACCTGCAATCACGTATGACACGTCATCAATTTCAAGTAATTTCTCAAATGTATTCTTATCATAATTATAAACCGTAAACGTAAATCTTCGTCCTTTATTTCGTACTTTGCTCATCTTCTTTATCTTATTAGTGACTTTGAGTGGAAAAATTTATGCGAAAAGTTTGTGATTTGAAAACTCTGAAAAAAAAAAACTACTCGTCACTTTTTCGAGAAGGGGGGCCTATTATTACCCCCACTTCTCGTCACTTTTGACCCCAATTATTTTCTAAATTTGCTCTTTATATCATATATAGTACTACACCCACATTATGCCCTACAAAAAACGACGTCGACGCAGACGTAAAATGCGACCCCGCAGACGTAGACGGAAAAGAAAAGGATACCGTGTATCATATCGACGCATGCCCACTCTTTCTCCTGATACTCTCTTCGTACCACTTATCTGGAACCAACTTATTGATTTCGCTCCAGGTACTACTAACACTGCCCGCGCCTTCTGGGGGAATGGACTCTTCGACCCAGACACTGGCGGCTTTTCGACACAACCTACTGGTTTCGACTCTTACAAAGCTCTCTACCAACAATATCAAGTCTTCGGATCTAAAATCACCGTACGCTTTGCCAACGAAATCGCCCCTACTATGAGAATTATTCTCCTCCCAAAATTCACCACTGTAGTTCCTTCATCTGTAGATGCTCTAGGCCAACCATATTCACGTATTAAAATGATAGGTGGTATTGACTCTCACCCTTTCGGTACTATCTCTAATTATATGCGATCTAAAAAGTTCGTAGGCCGTACACTCGCCTCAACTGGTTACGCTTCAGCTATCTCCGGATCACCTCTCAACCCTTGGTACTGGATTCTCATGATCGCTATGATGGATCAAACCTCTGTTGTTGAATGCTCAGCTCAAGTACGCATCAAATAC